GACCTTTAAAAGATCACTAACTCCATTAACAAATGGGTTAACGGTTCTCGATGAGATGATTGGCTCCCTATCCCGGAGTGGTCCGGGAAGAGAAGTGATCCTTTCGATATCACCTAAGAAACGGCTTACTCAGTTTTCTGAGTGTGTTCGTCTCTTAGGCATCGAGAGGATCTCCAAATCAAAGTGGAAGGTTCCTGGGGTTTCGGCCTTTGAGGCCCTCTATTTCGCTCGCGCGATTTTAGAAGTTCTCAATGATTCGATTCCCAAGATTGGGATTCTTCCGCTTTCTGACCAACTATCGATCTTTTTGCAAGCTCGAGATTGGCCTCGAAAAGAGTTTATCTCTTTTGCGAAGTTCGTGGTAGCTTGGCCTATGGCCCGCTACCTCCATCAAGTTCTCCCAAAGAAACCTGATGGATTTCCTTCAAATAATTTAGTCTTTGTTGGGAAGATCCGTCGTATTCTCAAGAATCGTCTGATCTCTCTAACCAAGCCTAATACCCGCCTTTGGGCGGGTTACTTACAGGGGGTAAAGCGTGGATGTGCTGTCGTTTCCGAAGATTTTATTCTTCAGAATATGATTAAGCACAAACAAGCTCTATCCGTCCCCATCCCCGTTTCCGTGGAGGATTTAGTTCCTTTCCTAGGGTATTTTCATACCTTTTGGAAGAAATTTAATCCTACGAAGCCTCGACTTATCGAGGCTTCAGCCGCGGCCTCTTGGCAATCCAAGAGGAGCGAGGGTGGAGCCCGTGAGTTTATTAGAAGGACTCTTCAAGAAGACCTCTCCCTTCCTAGTTTACTAAGAATGGTGGAGATCTCCCCTGGTAAAATTGAGGATATTTATGGTCCTCATAAACCTTCTCTTCATGAGGTACGCTCTTATGCCCTTTTAGGGTCTGATAACGTACGTGTCTCTGCAGTCTGCGAACCTTTAAAGGTCCGCTTGATTACAAAAGGCGACTCATTCAGATATTGGTTTTCTCGATTTTACCAACGAGATCTTTGGTCATATCTTCAAAAGTTTCCCCAGTTTTGTTTAACTGGTCGCCCTTTGTCTATTTCTGATTTGGATAACATCCTTCGCCAAGAGCGGAATTTATCACTAGATTTCCCTAATTGGGTCTCTGGTGACTATTCCGCGGCGACGGATGGTCTAAATCTTTGGTATACAAAGGGTGCTTTTGAAGAGTCGCTTACTCGATCCGGTTTATCTGGAACGGATAAGCACCTCTTAAGATCTGTTCTTTATGAACAGACGATTTCCTATCCAGAAGAAATGGTTAAGAAGTCTAATGGACTTCTTTCTCCTTTTCTCCAGAGAAATGGTCAATTGATGGGATCGACTTTGTCTTTTCCTATCCTTTGTGTCATTAATCTGGTCTGTTATTGGAAATCTTTAGAGAGGTACCTTGGCCGTTCTGTTCAACCAGAATGTCTCCCCGTTCTTGTGAATGGAGATGATATCCTGTTTCGAGCAGACGCCAAGCTCTATGACCTTTGGCTTGAAGAGATTGCCAAAGTAGGCTTCACCCTTTCCCTTGGAAAGAATTATGTTCATCCCAGTGTTCTAACTGTGAATTCACAGATCTATACTTTTAAAAAGGATAGAACTTTTGAATTCTTAGGTTATTTGAACTCTGGTCTTCTCACCGGTCAGTCTAAACTGACTGGACGATCAAATGCGAAGGATGCTCCGGTTTGGGCTCTTTATAATGAGGTTATCCGCGGTGCTGTTCGTAAGAACAGAGTTCACCGTCGATTCCTTCACTATAATAAAGAGCTCATTTCCCGGTCTAGTAATAACGGAGAGTTTAATCTCTTCCTTCCTATTTCACGCGGGGGTTTAGGTTTTGACCTATCTCCCGAGGTGAAGTTGAGGATTACTAGTTTCCAACGCAGATGGGCATGTTTCCTTGAGAAGGAGGTGAGGGAAAGTGTTAAAAAGGATGAGTTACCCCGATCTTTCGGGTTAGGTCTGGTCCAGGAACGTGGTTCCTATACTCGACCCTTGTACCTCAAACACAATCCCGCGCTTACTTTGGAGCCAATCATGGGTCCCCTTAATAGGGGGATTACTCCGTTTGTAAAGAAGGAGTTCAAGTATCCTATCTTGGCTCGGCCTTATGATTTTGATACCCCGAAATTGAGTTTTAAGTTACCTAAAAAGGCAACGAAAGCTTTATTTCGAGATTCATTCCATCAGACCTTGTCCACAAAGAGGTTACTTGAGCCTCTTCCACGGATCTGTTCTATCCAACGGCTGGCTGCCTTGGATAGTCCGGATCCGGAGAGTCCTCTTCCTTAATTGGGAGAGGCTATGGGGTTGGGGAAGATAATGAGACCAAAACGGTGGCTTCGGCCTTAATACTTCCGTGCTAAGTGATACCGTCTAATCTGTCTAATGGCGTTAGACTATGTGTCTAAACGCCGACAGACTGCACGGTTTCTCTATGGCTTGATCCATAGCCTTCCTCGATGTACAGTCGGCCTTTGTCAGGGTGGATCCCATACAATGACTAAACAGAATAATCAGAATAAGAAATCAGGTCAGCTGGCCCGTCAAAGCCAGAATAACAACAATAATCAACAACCTTCTAAGAAGAAGAACAATTCTTCTATGAATGGGAGGAACTCAGCTTTGGGAACCCCAACATTGGGAGCCCCAGTTGCTTTCTCCTCTCCGACTCTTAATCGTCCTCCGAAGATCAATACCTCTGCTAAATGCAGCCGCATTGTTCATCGAGAGTTGGTCGCGAACATAAGTGGTAATCAGACTTTTGGAGTTGTGAGCTTTGCTCTTAACCCTGGTCTGCCCGCCACTTTTCCTTGGCTTGCTACCGTTGCTTCAAGTTACGAACAGTATACTTTTCGTAGCCTACGATTTCACTATGTGACTCGTTGTGCTACGTCTTATACTGGATCTGTTCTTTTAAGCCCTGAGTATGATGCCTTAGATTCTGCTCCTACGACTGAAATTATACAAGCCATGATGGCTGGTTCCGTAGAGGACGTACCATGGAGGGATCAGGTTTTAACCTTCTCCCCTCAAGATATGTTCCCTATGGGACCTCGTAAATTCACTCGTTCGAGCGCTGTTGCTTCCTCTGATTTAAAGACATATGATGTTGGTCAACTATTTGTTGGCCTTGCAGGTTGTACCGACTCCAACACTATTGGTAAGCTTTGGGTTGAGTATGATGTAGAACTCTACATCCCTCAGAATCCCTTAACTGGCAATTTTGGTGGTATTGGTTCATCTGCGTTATTAACATTACATGCTTCGGAGTCGCTCTCGACAGGTGTGGCCAAGCTTATCAGTTTCGATACCATAGCCTATGATGGTATCTCCGTCACTAATACTGGTGGAAGTATTGTACTTCCCGCCGGAACTTATGCGGTGGAGACCATGATATGTACCCATGGTACCTCTTCTGGAGCCCAGGACACTACTGTCTTAATTGAGATTCGTAAGAATGGCTCTGCTTCTTCTCCAGTCTATAACTCTACTTCCAATTGGTCGGGGCAGGTCTCCTTTGTGGGGACCAGTTCAACCTGTTTTGGAAATATTGTTTCCGCCTCCGGAACTGATGCCGTTAGTGTTTATGCTACCGTCACCAGTGGCGCAGGTGGAAATGTTTTGACTGCGGTTGCAGATAATTGCCAAATCCGTATTATACGGGTGGCATAATTGTTGTTATGTTTTACGGCATGTATGATCTTGTTTAAGGATCAATTTCATACTGTAAGTCCGACGCTAGTCGTTGGACATTATACATGTGCAGGTTGTCGACATCGAGTTAGGTGTAAAAGTAGTTATATACTTTCACAATCCTCGTGAGCTTCCTGTGTTATGGCTAATGTCCCCCGACTAATGACTTCTCTTCTAATCTCATCGAGGTAACTTTTGATCCTCTTCATTAGCTACCAGTCAGGGAGGTACAATACCTTCCTGGGTCCTGGCT